CTTATCAGTGACCGTATTGGCTCTTTTACAAAACCCACGAATATTAAATATTCCTAATTCACTTTTTATAGCGCAATACCATTTGCCACTATCATTAATTTTTGCGTCGTCGCCACACTCACAACAAACAGCAGGTCCGAATTGATTGTCTTCTTTAATAATCATAATTTTCTTGCGTAGTATTCATGATCGGTTTGGCATTCTTTTGAGCACCATCGTCTTTTATCCTTAACAATATTTCCGCACCAAATACATTTACCTGTTTCGTTGACAGGTATCTCTACGTCAATTGTGCTTAAAGTTTCTTTAAGTCTCTTTTGAACTTCATCGTTAGCTCTGTCTACGTCATCACTCATACCATATGACCTATGCGCCAAGGAGTTTTACCCATTCGTTGCTTTGCTGTAATGGGATTAGGTAATTCAATCCCCCATTTTTCTAATACACTAACTGAAATTCCTGCATACAATGCTACCTTATTCCTTGTAGTGTTAGGTTTTCTTTTCATATAGTCTAACGCTCTTTCAATAATCTTTGTTTTTTCTTCTGCTGTATAACTCATTTTTTTGTTTCTAGCTTTTCAATCTGTTTGTTAGCATACCAAATCATTTTTTTTAAATCTTGTATTTGATTACCTTTATGTTTACAACGCATTAAGTATTTTCCACATTGCCATAACAATGGGTCTTCAGGAAAGAACTCTTGTAATACATCTATTACTTCAAACTTTCCCATGGTGTAATGCTTCGGGTGATTCACTACATCTTCTTCTAAATCTGATCTCATACATACCTTTTTATTTACCTTTAATATAGAACTCTAACATACTTAAATTAGTTTCGTCAATTAATAAAGCTTTGCCTTTAGATTTTGTAATGTCTCTGAGATGTTTTTGTTGAAGTGCTGTGGGTTTGTTGCCATTGGCTTTGCACTCAATACCAATGAACTGACTTTGATAACACGCTATGATGTCAGGAACTCCTGAACTCATGTAGCCATTAGCCACAGGAAAAAAGTGATAGGCACCTAAGTCTTTCAACTTTTTTACTACTTGTTGCTTAACCCATTTTTCCGTGACTTTTTTGACCATATATTTTACATAATATACAAATTCCCGATTTTAGGATTTTGTACTAAAGAACTCTTTTATTCGTTTTAGTATTAAACGACTTGTGTGTAGTCTTGAAACAAAACTTAAATACGCATCGTCCATTGAATTCTCTACTATAACATAAAAGGTTCCGTCTTTCATACCTACACCTTTAACATGCTTTCGGTTGGGAGAAAGTTTAAGTATCGAAACTTTTTCTTTCTCTTCTTTAGTCATGCGAGCATAGGGGTGATCGTGCTTCAACACTTTCATATGTTCTCCATAATTGAGTTGACTTTGTTAACTACGTCAGCACGTAAATCTGAGTGTTGTCGTAGTTCAGCAGGGTCTACACCCATGAGTGATTTCTCTAGTTTAACTCTTACACTCTCAAGCTTCGGGTCTTTGGTGACATTCAACTTTGTAAGCAAGCCAGTTAAGTCTAGGGCATTGTTGACAAGACTGTCTCTAAATATTTTTTTGTCATCGCCACCTAATCTCTCTACGATATGTTCTACTGTCTTGTGAACTCTAGACCAAGCATCGTTCATAGCATTCTCAATTCGATCATCGTATGCTTTTTGATACTCGTTTTTAAGTTCTGTTTCCATATCATTGCCTAGGTTTACACGAAAGTCCCCTGCTTCAGGCACAGGCATAATTGTATACTTCAGACTGAACCTGTTAGATATTACATCAGTATCAGGATAGTCATCACGATTAAACAATTCACCTAGCCTGTAAGCCATAGCCGTTATGATTTGTGGATAGTTAGTAAGAAACGTTTTTACACGCTCTTTAAACAAATCCTCATAGTCAGTCAGCTGACTTTTGTAGTCAAAGAAGTTCGTCATAGGTAACAGTCTCGTGCCTGTATCTGACCATGGCAGTGTCTGTCTTGAATGCCAATCACGTATTTCTGTTGACAGTTTAGTAATGCGTTCTAATTCGCTTGCCCCTGCCAACAAATGTTTGTTGTAGTTGCCTGCTTTTGTCGTAGTGTTTTTATCAATATCAATTTCTTTTGATACACTCTTGTCTAACTTTCTTGCAGTCCATACAGATATGTTTAGGTCTATAAGAACTGAACTTGATGCGATACTAGTCATTATGCTCTCCTTTGTAAGTTTGTTGGTATTCAGTTATTTTGCCATCAATCATGCTGTCAATAAGCATAATCCCTGGATTGTCACTATTCATTGGAACCATAGTCCTGCGTATACCACTGAGCAACTTCTTTAATACGCAGTCTTTAGGACTCTCTTCATAATCATTGTCTTTTTTCCATTCCCACTTTACCCTATGAGTAGCAAAACTTTGCGACACAGGTTCATCTGAACCTGACGCTATAATTTTGTCTACTTCTGCTAAGGATTCATTTATTAAATCCATATTTAATTCATACACACTTGTGTCAGCAAGTTTGCACATAACTAAATACTGTTGTATGTCTTTCCATAATATGTGATTGCATGGAAAGTTATAAACCTCAGTTTTATCCCAATGTTCTTGCATATGTGGATGGTCGTTTACACCTTTATCATTCCATATATCTCGTGCAATGTATTTAGTTACTGTATCACCACTAAAGTCTTGCATTTGATAATACTTTTTGACATTTGTAAGCTGTCTTTTCGTTAATCTTTTTAAGTCAAAGGTAGCCGTCATCTTTGATATTACATCTAGGTGTTTCTGTGGAACATGTATTCCCATTTTAGTTCTCCTTTACATTAATTGTTTTACCATGAGGTGCTTGTAAGTCAGTAGTCACTGCCCATAGAACAGGACTTTGCCATGCACCACCCCAATCGTCTTCTACATAGCCGTCAGTCAGAACCAATACTACTTCAGGCTCCATGCGTTCAGCTTGTAGATACTCGTTTACACACGTAACATATGTGCCACCCCCACCTCTCGGTTTGGTTGACTCGAACAATCTTTCAAAGTCACCTTGCTCGTATGTCTCGTGTCCTGCAACTTCTGTGTCCCAATACAATAGTTCTACAGTTTGGGGGTTGACATCGTTGCATACTCCAACAACTTCAGAGAGAAACATGTTTATCTCTTTCTGTCCAATAGAACCTGAAGTGTCAATGGCAATTGCTACTTTGCCAATACTTTCACCAATCATAGAAGGCATATATACATCTTGTCCTATGAATCTCCTATGTGGTCGCTTCCAACTTGATACATCTTTACTCTTGCATATGGTAGTAACAAAATCACGCAGTTGTTCTCGCCAATCTACTTTTGGTTTCAGTAGTTCATTGATAGACCTGTTTGCATTGCCCTCCATTTTGCCTCGTATGATTTCACCTTGACGCAATGCTTGATCGATTTGTCGCTCTGTAGTTTTGACTTCCTCCTCAGTCATTTCTTGAGCACCATCCCAATCATGTTCATCGTGTCCTTGTTGTGGTTCTTCCCCACTCTCTTGCAACAAGTCAAAGATTTGTTTGGTTGTCATGTTGGCATACTTGCGTTCAAACAATCCACCCTTTGGCATAACAGTCAAATGGTTAGTTTTGTCAGCTTCATATATTGAATAGTTCACAACATAATCAGCCGCCATGTTTGTAAGTTGTGGATTCTGTTTGAACAGTTTCTTCCACATATGCATGTGTTGATACACCTTGTGCAGTGCCTCATGCAATACTACAAAGTTCAACTCTTTGTCATTAAGTGTGTTGATGAACTCAGGGTTATACATTACATCTCTACCATTGGTGCAAGCCGTTGGTATTTTGTCAGTCATCTCTACCTTGCCAATAGAAAGAACTCCTGAAAACATACAGAACTCCTTGCTACGCATGATAGCGATGTGTGACTTGGTAATCCTATCGCTAGGATTCGTTAACTTCGTCATGTTCATTCTCCTTATGTATTGTATATATCTGTTTCAATGTCATAGTCTTTATAGTCTTTTTCTAGTTTAGAAATAATGTCATCTACTAGATTACTAGCATTAAAATAAAGTCGTTTACCATAGTTTTCTTGATCTTCTTCCTCATCTATATAACTGTATATATCTATATCCATATCTATATCTCCTTAAAAGAATTGATTGTGTTTAACTGCCCAGTCGGTAAACACTTTGTTGGTTGCAAACATACCCTTACGTTCGGATGCCATGATGTTGACAGCAAACAATGCCTGTAACTCCATAGGTAATCGTTGCATGTAAGTCAGCCAAGCCTCTACGTTTTCTTTCTTGATTGACATCAACTCTCTCATGACAAGAATCACCCTTGCACTCGGATCGTTTGGCACTGATGCTTCACTAGGTTTTTTGTAGATAGCTTCCTTGGTAGGTAAGGCATCAGCTAGACTGAAGTATGCTGACATATCCCTTGCGGCTGATTCACCAATCGTCCCTGCCAATGAAACAAGTGTTGGCATTTCTCCCAGAGTATGTCTCTGGCTGACAATGAACGATGCTTTAGCCAATGACCTAGGCGAAACAAAAGCTTCTTGTTGAACTTTGGGATTGTATATATACATGTTCTCTTTCTGTGATTCATCTTTGTATGATGCAAGGCAATGTGGGAACTGCTTTACCCAAGCCAATACTTCAGGTGCAATGCCATTGTCCATACCCCATTCAAGCCACTCATCATCATTAGGGTTGTGCACTTCAACGTTGGTAAGTCTGTTCTTAGCATGTGCTTTCATACTGTCCCCAACTGCATCAGTTGTGAGGTTACCTGTTGAATACACAATAGAATCAGGGTGGAAGTGTATAGCACCTAGTCTTCTCTCAAGCATTACAGGTAGTAGCATGTTCTTCACAGGTTCATTAGCTTTTGTAATCTCGTCAAGCATGATGATTACAGGCTTACCCTCGTGTAGTTTGAATCTTTCATTAGGATAGAACGCTGTTGTTTTTTGTTCGTGGTTCATTGCAGGCATTGCCAAGTCACCCAAGTCCAAGTCAGCGCAATCAATATATACAGGTATGTGTGTCTTGAACCTAGCTGATAAAGTCTTCAATAGTGTAGACTTACCAATCCCAGGTTGTCCTTTGATGTGAACTGTTACATCTTTACCTACTGTTGCGATTAAGTTCTCTGCTTCTTTAAGACTGATAGTGTTTTGCATTTTGTTTCTCCGTTTTAGTTTTTAGATTACAAATTCCCGAAATCGAGAATTTGTGTGGGTTATACTGCTTCAAGAATAGTTGAAGCATGGTATTTCTTTAAGTTTTTCTCATGATACTCCATGAACTTTTCTACACTTACTTTCTCGTCATTCTGTCTGTAACCTTGATTGACTTCAATAACAGATTCAAGAAAGTCTGCGTATTTCTTTTCGTCTGCTGTAAGCTTGTCAGGAAACTCATGCATTTCTTTCAGTGCTTTTCTATTGTCTTCTCTTGCACTGTTGTCATATATATCAGGTATAAGTTTATACATAGACTTATAATAATTGCCCTCATTATCTTTGAAGTTCTTTCGTATCAGGTTCAGCTTTTTACGATTTACTTTGTATTTAGGTAGCGTGATAAACTGGTCTTCTGTTTTTGGTTTCTTGTCATATTTGAAACTAAGCATTTGATCAGCTTTGCAATACCTAATATTGTCGCCCAATACAACTTCCAAGTATCGTTGCTTTTCCACCTTGTG